GCAAGATAGAGAGCTAGCGAAAATACATCTCGCTGGCGGGCGGCCTTTAGTTATCAACGAGGCCAACGTGGAAGGCCTAGAGACATTGTTGCTAAGCAAACAATGACCGTTCCCAAGAAGAAACCATAGAGTTTCGCGGTAGGCCAAAACTAAAAATTGTTTTAACAAGAGAAAACTAAATGGAACAACTGAAATATTTATCCAAGGCGATGCCTTTACGCCTCTGTACTGACCCTAAGTTCAAGTACAGAAACGCATCCCAAACCGATGTGCGTAGGACATGGCGCAAAGCTAGACTCCTTATGTTGCTGACTAAGGGGGTGGCGTATGAAAGCCGTACTTGAGTTTAACTATCCACATGATGAGCCCAAGCTGAAGCATGCGCTAAAGGGTGAGGAATACTACTTAGCGTTGGTTGAGATTGATAGAGCGTTGACGGCCTCTGACAGAGACGACATGCTATTTAGGATTAACCGAATACTTGAGGGGGTGCTTGAAGAATGACAGATGCGGAAAAGAAAGCACTCGCCGCCGCTAAAAACAAGGAGTACCGAGAAGCTAACAGGGAGTTGCTGAAGGAGAAGCGTCGGGTTTACTTGGAAGCCAACAGGGAAAAGATCAGGGAAAGACAACGAGAATACGCAAAAGTTTACGCAAAGAAAGTAAAGGCCTCTAAGACCGAAGCTGAACTTGAAGCCGATAGAGAACGCAGAAAGGCTTACTACTTAGCAACCAAAGAAATACAAGCACCGAAGCGGAAAGCATATCGTGCTACTCGCAAGGAACACATAGCCGCTAAAGCCAAAGAATGGTTTGAGAACAACAAAGAGCGAGCGTATGAGTACCGAAAGAAGTGGGAAGAAGCTAATAAGGAACACGTGATTGAGCGTAGTCGAAAGTACCACGAAGCTCGCAGAGAAGAAAAGAACGCGAAGCGAAGGGAACGCCACCATGCCAACAAAGAATACGAAAACGCAAGAAAGAAAGCTTGGTATGCGGCTAACAAAGATATAGAGAAAGCATATAGAGAAGCTAACAAAGAAAGAATAGCTAAACAAAGGAGGGAATACCATCAAGCTAATAAAGAAAAAATTAAAGCGCGTCAGGATGCGCACCGCAAGGCTCACCCTGAGAAACACAGGGAGAAATCCAAGAAACGGCATGCTAAAGCACCGGATTCATATATTCGAAGGCTTTATAACTTACCTGATTCGCCCGAGTTAATCGAAGCGGCAAGGTTAAGACTTTTTATTAAACGCAAAATATGGGAGATTGAAGATGAAACACATCAGTGAATTGACAACAGAGTTATCTGAGTTATACGAAGGACTCAAGAACGGCTCAATGGATGTAAAGATTGCCACAGAGATGAACAACACAGCAGGAAAGATCATAAATGCACAGCGTGTACAGCTAGAGTATGCAGAACTTCGCAAAGAGCAACCTGACATTGACTTCATGAAGACCAAAGCTAAACCAAAGGCGAAGGTGGAAGCATGACACCCGAAGAACTGAATAAATTTATTGTCGAAGATAGCATCACTGTCGAAGGCATTACTGACGAATACGTTTGGTATCACGCTAAGCTTTTATCTACAAAGATGAGCCAGTGGGACAACGACTTTCAGAAGCTTGTCAAAGTGATGGAGTCCCGCCATAAAGAACACTTAGAGATGGTGCAAACCGCCCTACATGAGAACCGAATATTAAGGTTGCAGTTGCAATTGAAAGAAAAGGAAAAAAATGTTAAATCAACTAAACGTATGGGAAAAAGCAATGAGTTGGCGAAAGCGACAGATGGTAGAAGCAAATCTTAGCCGTGACTATACCAATATACGCAATCAAGTATTAGAAGAGGTCGCCCGGGAATTCGACAAAATGAAAAACGGTGGCGACACAACTGCAAGCTTTGCAATATACGTTAGGAACATGAAAAGTGAATGGTTTTGTTAAACGACAGTTGGATATTGGAAGCAAGCAACCATTCCATAGATACAAAGAGTGTTCGCAGTGCAATGAGATGAAACCGCCTGAGGGTGGCGTACAGATGAGCCATACCAAATGGCACTGCGTAGTATGTTGGGCAAACAGAGTAACAAGGAGAAATTTAAAAAATGCCAAGGCCGAAACCGCCTGAGCCCCTGATAGGGAGACAGGTACGTATGTCAGATAGACATTGGATTATTTTTAATCAGCTAGGTGGAGCAGAGTGGTTACGACAAATGATTGTCAAGAAAACACCAATGCCCAAGAAGTATTACGACGATTTATTAAAGGAGAAGGAGGGTGCAAAATGAAATGCCCGAAGTGCAATGTGACCAAGTCAACAGTGCGAGAGACTCGGAAGGTAGACGAAGCAGTATACCGATACCGAATCTGCCTCGGGTGCGGAAACAGTTACAAGTCAGTGGAAACAATATTCGAAGGAGTAATCCCAAGAGACAGGTCGACTGGTCAGCATGGTGGCCTTTCGAGAGAGCACAGGGGCAATGGTTGATAGCCCTTAATAAACGCCAACCAAAACAAATAGCATCAACAGAATACGAAGATGCAACTTTTTAAACTCAAGGAAAATCAAATGGCTAAGAAGCAAACACGTGCTAGTAAGATTCGTAAATACCTCAATGACAACCCAACAGCTAAAACCGCTGATGTTGCAAAGATGTTTGAGACACGATATCAAAATGTCTATGCAGTTCGTCGCAAGATGGAGACGCCAATGGTGTCAAAGGATGCGCAATGGAAGACCCTTAAAGTGTTTAGTTCAGACAAACCCATAGCACAACTTGCGTATGAGGCGGGTAAATCACAAGCGCAAGTCGACAAGTACTGGAAAGCCGTAGGCGAAGTTCAGAAAGCGGCACTATCACCCGAGCGTATTGCTGAACTTACTGAACAGGCCGCTAAGCCCAAGGCACGTATGGAAGGCAACCGAGGCGACCCCGTCAATCACCCTGCTCACTATAAGGTAGGTGGCATCGAGACAATTGACTTTATTGAAGCTAAGGACTTGAGCTATCACCTTGGCAACGTGGTTAAGTATGTAACTCGAGCCGACCACAAAGGCAACAAGTTGGAAGACTTGCGTAAAGCTCAGTGGTATTTGACACGTGCTATCGAGACTGCCAAGTAATCTAATTGGAAACCAAATGAACATAATCACCATCGATTTTGAAACGTACTACGATCAGCAATTCAGTCTGACCAAATTAACAACAGAGGAGTACGTTCGTGATGAGCGTTTTGAAGCGATCGGTGTTTGTGTCAAGGTAAACGACGAACCGACTGAATGGTTTAGTGGGGCACGCGAACAAACAAAAGCGTGGCTTGATACGTTCAACATGCCGGAGAGTTTTGTGGTAGCCCATAACATGATGTTTGATGGAGCTATCTTAGCGTGGCACTTCGACATCCATCCAAAGGTGCTTGGTGATACGCTAGCAATGGCACGTGCAGTTGATGGCACGGAGGTTGGCAACAGTCTTGCAAAGCTAGCTCTGCGCTATGGGTTGGGGGCTAAAGGTACAGAGGTGTTAAATGCGTTGGGCAAGAACCGACGTAGCTTTACCCCTGACGAGCTAGCTCGCTATGGAGAGTATTGCAAGAACGACGTAGAGATAACCTACCAACTGTTTAACATTCTTCTCGCAAACTTCAAGAAGAAAGAACTGAAACTGATTGACTTAACTTTACGTATGTTCACAGCACCAGTGCTTGAGTTGAATCTCCCGCTACTTGAGCAACATCTTATTGATGTGGTATCCAAGAAGGAACAGCTCATCGCCGACGCCAGCGCCGATCGCGAAGTACTTATGTCAAACGAGAAGTTTGCCACTAGGCTACGTGAGTATGGTGTTGAGCCTCCTATGAAGATCAGCCTGACGACAGGCAAACTTGCACTTGCTATGGCTAAGAGTGACGCAGGGTTTAAAGATTTAGCTGACCACCCTGACGAGCGAGTGCAAGCACTGGTGGCGGCACGACTAGGTACTAAGAGTACGCTAGAAGAGACAAGGACTCAGAGGTTTATTGATATATCTAAGCGCGGCAAGTTACCCGTCCCACTACGCTACTACGCGGCACACACAGGCAGATGGGGCGGAGACGACAAGCTTAATCTTCAAAATATCCCTCGCAAGTCACCGCTGAAGCTATCAATCATCCCGCCCGAAGGCTATGTGCTAATTGACTCCGACTCCTCACAGATTGAGGCTCGGATATTGGCGTGGCTATCAGGACAGAAAGACTTGGTCAAAGCGTTTGAAGTGGGCGACGACGTTTATAAGTTGATGGCGGCTTCTATATATGGCAAGACGCAAGATCAGATTACCGACGAAGAACGTTTTGTTGGTAAGACCACTATTCTTGGTTGTGGGTACGGCATGGGCGCGGCTAAGTTTCAGCTTCAGCTAAAGAATTTTAATGTCACGATGGACGAAAACTTTTGCAAGCAAGTGCTTCAAGCATACCGAAGTAAGTTTTCCCATATAACTGCATTGTGGGACGCAGGGCATAGATCGCTTGAAGCTTTATCATCAGAAAAGCTGGTCACTACGCCGTTTGGTGTCCAACCACAAGCAGTGAGTATTCTCCCCGGAATTGGCTACGATTTGCCTAGTGGTTTGCCCCTAAAATACATGGATTTACGTGCTACGGAAGTTGACGAAAGAGGCCGTCCGCAGTATATTTATTCGACACGCAAAGGCCCAGTTCGTATCTATGGCGGTAAGGTTGTTGAGAACCTTTGCCAAGCTCTTGCTAGATGTGTAATCGGTGAGCAGATGCTACGGATTGCCAAGCGTTACAAGGTTGTGCTGACTGTCCATGATGCTGTTGCTTGCGTAGTACCGATAGAAGAAAAAGAAGTGGCAGCAGCTTACGTTCAAGAGTGCATGCGTTGGCGTCCCGAGTGGGCACAGACCTTGCCGCTTAACTGCGAAGTTAAGTATGGTGACAGCTACGGCACTACAACAAAATTTAAAGGGTAAGCATGTACACGTGGTCGTATTCAAGTATTTCATTGTTCCAACAATGCCCCCGCAAGTACCACCGCATGCGTGTGGTTAAAGATATTGTCGAGCCGCCACAAGAGCACCTCATGTATGGTACTGCTGTACACAAAGTAGCTGAAGAATACATCAGAGACGACACACCTATCCCTGAGAAGTACGCATACATTAAACCTCAGATCGATCCTATTAAGGAACTCCCCGGCGAGAAGTTATGCGAGCATGAGATGGGGCTGACACGGAACTTAGAGCCCTGCGGGTTCAGAGACAAAGATGTTTGGTTTCGCGGTATCGCAGACGTACTTGTAATCAATGGCGACAAAGCCCGTATCGTAGATTGGAAGACAAGCAAGTCTAGCAAGTACGCCGACAAGAAACAACTTGAGCTTCTGTCTTTGCTGACGTTTAAACATTTCCCCGCAGTTCAATCAATCAAAGCCGGACTAATTTTCTTGGTTGTTCAAGACCTAGTGCCAGCTTCTTTCAAGACTGAAGACCAAAGCGAAGCATGGCAGAAGTGGTTGGCTGAAACTAACCGACTAGATGCCGCTTACGCAAACGATGTATGGAATCCTAAACCCAACTTCACGTGCAAAGGTTGGTGTTCGGTAGAAGACTGTGAGCACAACACTAAACGAAACTTTTTTGGAGATTGATATGAGCCTAACACCAGAACCGTTTTTTTGCGGCGAGAACGTATGTTCATGCTGTGATAAACCTATGTACATAAATGACCAAGGAATCATATTTCATAAGCATAAGGGCGGCCAAGCCTATTTTATGTTTTGTATGGACTGTGCAGTAAGTATGACTATGTCGATAGCGCAAGATATTTTTAAGGTTGCTACTGGCAACGCTGATACAGCGCTTTCTTACTATTATAAATTTAAAAATCCCGGCGCTACTGAAGCTAATTTATACCGCCATGCCGATGCGTTGCAAGGGCTAGCAAACAAAATGAAGCTACATGCTGAAGCGTTAGAAATTTGTAAGGGGACAAAAGATCATGCCATACGTAAATAAACCACGCCCCTATAAAAAGGAATACGAAATGTACGACGGCACACCCGCCGTTAAAAAGAAACGTGCCGCACGAAACAAAGCCCGAGCAATAATGGAGAAAGCAGGGCTTGTGCATAAAGGTGACGGCAAAGAAGTTGACCACAAGAAGCCACTAAGCAAAGGTGGTAAGACAGTACGAAGTAACCTCAGGGTTGTGGACGACAACGACAACAGAGGATTTCCACGCAACTCAGACCACTCATTAAAGCGTAACGTATAGCATGCAAATTATTGACAATAAAGTACTGGTGTTACGTACACGTGACCCGGGTCGAATCACTACTACGATAAAGAAAAGCACTGAGCTAAGCCACGAAGATGGCGTCACTGAAGTTGCTGTGTTTTGGGGGTTGCAAGAAGCACAAACTCTGCGAAGGCTTGGCGTTAAGAACGTACCATCACCCATCGACAGAGACTACAACTGGCCCGGCATCTTTAAACCAATGGCTCACCAAAAGGAAACAGCATCATTCCTTACGCTCAATACCCGAGCATTTTGTTTTAATGAACAAGGTACTGGTAAGACAGCATCAGCAATTTGGGCGGCAGATTATCTTTTGACGCAAGGTGCAGTTAAGCGCGTTCTTGTTGTATGCCCCCTGTCTATTATGCAAGCCGCATGGCAAGCCGACTTGTTTAAGTTTGCAGTTCACCGAACTGTTGACGTTGCCTATGGTGAACGTAATAAACGCAAGGCCATCATTAACGGATTGGCTGACTTCGTAATCATTAACTACGACGGCGTAAAGATTGTCGAGGACGAGATCATCAATGGTGGCTTTGACCTAATCATTATTGACGAAGCCAACGAATACAAGAACTCCCGCACTGAACGATTCAAAGTCATGCGTAAAATTGTGTCCCACGATAAATGGCTATGGATGATGACAGGCACACCTGCCGCACAGTCTCCGCTAGATGCGTATGGTTTGGCTAAGCTCTGCATACCTGCAAGAGCACCGACTCTATATAGTACTTACAGGGACATGGTGATGTACCAGTTGACGCGGTTTAAATGGATTCCAAAACCGAACGCCGTTGCCGCTGTGCATGAGCTACTGCAACCTGCTATTAGGTTTGAGAAAAAGGACTGCTTAGACCTTCCAGACGTCACGCATACATCGCGCTTTGCCCCTCTGTCAGCACAACAACTGAAATACTACAAGCAGCTTAAAAAAGATATGCTGATCGAGGCCGCAGGGGAAGAAGTCTCAGCGGTAAATGCGGCGGCTAATCTTAATAAGCTACTACAGATTGCTTGCGGTGCTGTGTACACTGACACCAAGAACGTGATTGAGTTCGATGTCTCGGATCGACTTAACGCTGTTACTGAGGTTATCAACGAAGCGTCGCACAAGGTGCTGGTATTTGTGCCGTTCACGCACACGTTGGAAATGCTCAAAGAATATTTGACGAAGCAAGGCATCAGTGCCGAGATCATTAACGGCAACGTTAGTGTTACAAAGCGCACAGATATATTCAAAAGGTTTCAAGAAGACGTTGAACCACGTGTGCTATTGATCCAACCACAAGCCGCCGCCCACGGAGTTACCCTAACTGCGGCCAACGTTGTGATATGGTACGCTCCCGTCACGTCGAGTGAAACGTACTTGCAAGCCAATGCGCGTGTACACCGACAAGGTCAAAAGAACCCCGTCACTGTGGTACACATTGAGGGCAGTCCAGTAGAAGCAAGCCTGTACAAGATGCTTCAGCAAAAGTTGGATTTACATTCTCAGATCATCGATCTGTACAACAGTGAAATTAATTCTTGACACAGTCAACAAAGGATGTATAATAAGCACTCCCAATTCATAAACCTAAGGACACATATGGAAGACGTACCGATAGAACAGATCGTCACTACGTACATAAAAATACGCGACAAACGTGACAGACTCTATCAAGAGTTCAAAGAAAATACAGCCAAGCTTGATGAGGACATGCAGATTCTCAAGCACAAGATCGTCGAGCTATCAAAGCTGACGGGCGTTACTAGCTTCTCAACACCGACAGGCATTGCCTATCGCACAGTCAAAAACCGTTACTGGACTAATGACTGGGAAAGTTTCTACACATTCATGCGAGAGCAAGGCAGTATGGAACTGCTTGAGAAGCGTATTCATCAAACTAACATTAAAGAGTTCATGGACTCCAATCCAGAGGTGCACCCACCCGGACTCAATATTGATAGTGAATATGAAATCACCATTCGTCGTAAGTAAATTTTTAACTAGGAGATAAATTATGAGCAATGACATTGCTTTGTTTCAACAAGACGTTCCCGCATATCTGAAGAAAGCG